CGTTTACAAAACATCTTGGATGCGGAACGTGTACGATACGATCCTAAAGTCCTTGCCGAACTCATCAACAAGCACTTCCCAGACTGGCGAAGAGTCCTCAACGAGTGCCAACGATACGCTGTAAGCGGAAAGATTGATAGTGGAATTCTCGCTGCTTTCTCCGATGTTGCTGTAAATGAACTGGTTAAGAACCTTAAGGAAAAGAACTTTTCTGAAGTACGTAAGTGGGTCGTCAGTAATCTGGACAATGATACTACTGTACTTTTGCGTCGTATTTACGATTCTCTTTACGAAAGTCTGGTTCCTGGTTCTATTCCTGCTGCTGTGCTTGTACTCGCTAAGTATCAGTATCAAGGAGCATTTGTCGCAGACCAAGAAATAAATATGCTTGCCTGTCTAACTGAACTAATGGTTGAATGTGAGTTTAAATGAAAAACAAGAAACTAAAAGCACTTATCCAAAAACCCCTGAGATTTCATCATCAGGACATTCACGAAGAACTTGATGAACTCAAAAAACAACATCAAGTCAAGTCTAAGTGGTACTACATTTTTTGGGGTGCCTGTGCCGTTGCTGTAGTTGGTGGACAGGTTTATGTTGGAACTGGATATCGTGAGATGGCAGAAGCAACTAGAAATACTGAAATTGTTGTGAGGTGTATGAATGGCTCTTCTAAAAATTAACAAGTGGGACCTATATGAGGTTCCCGTAAAGACAACTCCTGAGAATGTAAAGGAGGCAAATGAAGCATTATATCGTGCTACAATGAATTTACCTGCTGCCGCAAAGCACTGTGGTATGACGCAGAAAGAAATGAAACTCACTTTTAGAGAGTATTTGAAGTATCACCCTATTGATTATGACCAGTCTAAAGAGTCTTAAAACTGCCTTAAGGTATCCTGGTGGTAAGTCCCGTGCTTGCGTCAAGATGGACCCCTACTTTCCAGACCTCCGCAACTATGATGAATTCCGAGAACCATTTCTCGGTGGTGGAAGTGTTGCGATTCACATCACCAAGAAATATCCTTACCTAGATATTTGGGTGAATGATTTGTATGAACCTCTTGTAAACTTCTGGCAGCAACTCCAGATGTTTGGGTATGATTTGAAAAGTGAACTAGTTGATTTAAAGAATGCAAATAATACCCCAGGCAAAGCGAAAGAACTTTTCCTCAAATCAAAGGAACAGATCAATGACAAAACCGTGTCAAATTTTGATCGTGCTGTGGCTTTTTATGTTGTTAATAAGTGTTCTTTCAGCGGTCTCACAGAGAGTTCATCATTTTCTCAACAAGCCTCCATTTCCAACTTCAGTCTGCGAGGGATCGAAAAACTGCCTGCGTATTCTGAAATAATCGCAAATTGGCGTATAACTAATTACTCGTATGATTATCTGATGGATGGAAACAAGGGTGCTTTTATGTATCTCGATCCTCCTTATGACATTAAGGATAATCTCTATGGGAATAAGGGATCAATGCACAAAAGATTTGATCACGATAAGTTTGCTGCTGACTGCGATGCTAACGATATGGACCAGTTGGTGAGTTATAATTCCGATCAACTTGTAAAAGATAGGTTTAAAAACTGGAACGCTGCCGAGTTTGATCTAACTTACACAATGCGTTCGGTTGGTGAATATATGCGTGAGCAAAAACAACGTAAAGAACTACTGCTTTTTAATTATGGAATTGAAGGACTGGTTAAACTCGATCAATCAGACGAAGCAACACCTGATTGACGAAGACCCTTCACTTGAGAAGGAATATGCACCTTATATTATTAATCGCTGCCTCTCTGGACACATTGATTGTATTATGTTTGCGAACGAAATGAATCAGTATCATTTCCTCCCCAAAAAACTTCAATATGACTTTTTTATAAATAGTCTGAGGAAAAAGAAGAGATTTTCTCCCTGGCTCCGACAAGATAAAATCAAAGACCTTGATTATGTTAAACGTTACTATGGTTTTAGTAATGAAAAGGCAAAACAAGCTTTGAGGATTCTTACTAAAGAACAACTAACATTTATTAAATCGAAATTTGAAACTGGAGGATCAAAATGAGTGTCGTTCAAGAACCTGAAGTAAAGTGGACGCCCGACCAAATGGTGGAAGTGATTCTCAATGAACCTGATGATTTTCTTAAGGTTCGTGAGACTTTGACCCGTATCGGAGTTGCTTCAAGAAAGGAAAAGAAAATCTATCAGTCTTGTCATATTCTACACAAGCAAGGTAGGTATTATCTCGTTCACTTTAAGGAACTGTTTGCTCTGGATGGCAAACACGCAAACCTAACCGTGAATGATGTTCAGCGTCGTAATCGTATTGCCCAACTGCTTGCCGATTGGGGTCTGATTACTATTGTTGATATTAAGAAGATTCAAGACATTGCCCCCCTGAACCAGATTAAGGTTCTTGCTTACAAAGACAAGGGTGATTGGATTTTAGAAACCAAGTATAATATTGGTGCTAAAAAGAAAAAGGTAGAGGATGCCGAATGATAAATTGGGGAGTTCAACACTCCCCTTTTTATTGTTTATACCTATATAATAGTAAGGATGCCTTCGGGGTCCACAAAACACAAACTCGCTTTTAAAGGAGCTACCATAATGACCAGTATCACACGATATACTGCTGCGGATCTTCCTGCTTTGATGGAGAAGATCAATAAGTACAGCATCGGAATGGACGAATATTTTGATCGTCTTTCCCATCTTCACGAAACGACTTCAAACTATCCACCTTATAATCTTGTTCAGGTCAGTAATGTAGAATCACGACTTGAACTTGCTCTTGCCGGATTTAGAAAAAGAGAGGTGCTCGTTTATACACAAGACGGCAAACTCTTTGTTGAAGGTCAGAAAGAAGATAAAGAAACGGAGTCTAACTATCTTCACAAAGGTCTGGCTCAACGCAGTTTTACAAGAGCTTGGACGCTCTCTGATGATACGGAAGTTAGATCGGTTAATTTTGAGGATGGACTTTTGACCGTTACTCTTGGACGAATTGTTCCAGATCATCATAAGAGAAAGGACTATCTCTAAATAGTTTTGAATATCGTCGGCGCTGTGCCAAGGGAGGCAACTGGCAAAATCCAGTTGACGCCTCCCCTTTTTATTGGTATAATAGTTGGAGGAATCATTTAAACAATGTCAGTCAAAATAGTTTTATTGCAATCTGGTGAACAGGTCATTACTGATATTAAAGAAGTTATTTCTGAGGAAAAATCAGTAGCGTATCTTTTTACAAATCCTCAGAAAGTTACAATCAACAAACCTTTCTTAGTTTCTGAACAAGATAATGAAAGGTCTTATGAAATCACTTTTTCACAGTGGATGTTATTGTCTGCTGATAAAGAGATGGCAGTTCCGACTAACTATGTGGTTACAATTGTGGAACCACTAGATAGTGTTAAAGAAATGTATTCGGAGAAAATTAATGGAACAAATAGTGAAGTGTCTTCTACTCAAGAATGACCTAGTTTTAATTTCTGAGATTGTTGAAGTTGGATCTGAACTTGGAGAACCAGACTGTAAGCTCACTAAACCTTTTAAATTAGTTGAGCAGTCTGATTCTTTTACTTTAGAACCTTGGATTACTTTTAGTTTACAGACTGAATTCATGATTCATTCTGATAGTATAATGACCATTGTAGATCCAACTCCTGATCTTCTTTCCAAATATTTTGATATGATTGCCTAATGAAGTTTTATACAAACGTCCAGATGGTCGGGGACCACTTCTTGGTTCGTGGTTATGAAGATGGAAAACACTTCATGACTCGTGAGAAGTTCAACCCGACTCTTTTTGTCCCTTCTAACAAGAAAACTAAATATCAAACCTTGAATGGGGAATATGTTGAATCAATTGAACCTGGTTCTGTTCGTGATTGTCGTGAGTTTATCAAACGATATGATGGTGTAGAAAACTTTAAAATCTATGGGAATACTGGATACATCTACCAGTATATTTCTGAAATGTATCCTGAAGAGGAACTCAAGTTTGACATTAGTAAGATCAAAGTAACGACTCTTGATATTGAGGTTGCTTCTGAGAATGGATTCCCTGATGTAGAATCTGCTGCTGAGGAAGTTCTACTCATTACTATTCAGGACTATTCATCTAAGAAGATTCGCACTTGGGGTCAAGGTCCCTTTAAGAATCAGCAAAAGAATGTTGAGTATCGTTCTTTTTCCAGTGAGTATGATCTTCTCAACGATTTCATCAACTGGTGGATGATTGAAGAAAATACACCAGAAGTTGTGACTGGATGGAATATTGAACTGTATGATATTCCATATATTGTTCGTCGTCTGGATCGTGTTCTGGGTGAGAAGTTAATGAAGCGTATGTCTCCTTGGGGTCTTGTAACCGAGGATGAGATTTATATTGCTGGTCGTAAGCATATTTCTTATGATGTTGGTGGTGTTACTCAACTTGACTATCTGAATCTTTATAAGAAGTTTACTTATAAGGCACAGGAGTCCTATCGTCTTGATTACATTGCTGAAGTAGAACTCGGATCTAAAAAACTTGATCACTCTGAGTTTGATACCTTCAAGGACTTCTACACCAAAGGTTGGCAGAAGTTTGTAGAATACAACATCATTGACGTGGAACTTGTTGACCGAATGGAAGACAAGATGAAACTGATTGAACTTGCTATCACGATGGCATATGACGCTAAGGCAAACTATGCTGACGTATTCTCTCAAGTTAGAATGTGGGATACTATCATCTATAACTATCTAAAAAAGAGGAACATTGTAATTCCCCCAAAAGAACGTTCTGCTAAAGATGAAAAGTATGCTGGTGCTTACGTAAAGGAACCCATTCCTGGAAAGTATGATTGGGTGGTGTCGTTTGACTTGAACTCCCTGTATCCTCACCTCATTATGCAGTACAATATCTCACCAGAAACACTTCTAGATGAGAGGCACCCATCAGTAACTGTGGATAAGATTCTAAACCAGGATATTACG